CGTACTCTTCATTGATTAAATCTCTGGCCCAGTTGTCATCGTCCCAGCCATCTTCCTCACGATTTTCATATTCGTTAGGATCATCATCTTTAAAGTTGTCTTTGTATTCTTCAACAGCATCTTGTGTAGGTCCATTACCAGAATTCATAAAGTCTTGAATAAATTCGTCTTCATCACGATTATCATCGATCCATCTGTCAATATAGTCAGGCAAATATTCATCCATTGCCTTTTCCATAATCCAGTCGTTGTAATCTGAGTACGCACTATCTGGCAAGTCACCGTACTCATACTCTACATCAGAAACACTCATGTTGTCTACATCGTCGCTGGCACGACTGTCCTCAACACTATAGAAAAATGTTTCTGCTTCAAATCCACATTTTACAGGTGCGTCTAAACCTTCTCTGGCTATTTCTTTTTTGTTGAAGTTTATTTCAAACAGTTTTGGATCTGCTTCTTGTAGCAGTCTAGATTTTTTTCTTATGCTTTTACCAGGTTTTTTGCTTGTAAGTTTTTTAAGGATTTTCTTAGCAAGTGTACTTTCGTCTACGCCTTCTTTACCTGCTTGTTTAAGTAATGCTCCTAGCCTGTTAGCAAACTTTGGATTACTCATTGCGTTTGTAACATCACCTAATATTGGAGCCAATTGTTTTAATTCTGTTTTATTAGGCATCTTGCCTGTGGCAACTTTACCTGCGCCTTTGGCAAATAGTTGACCTTGTACTTTTTTGCCGGACATAGCACCTACTTTACGTGAACCTTGTGCTAATGTTTTTTCAGCATCGTCGTTTTTATCTGCTGATGCCTTTGGGTCGTCTATTTCTTCACCAGGAACATCAATTTCAGGTTCATCAACTTTGCTTTTTGAATTGGCATCTTTGCCTTGAATGCCCATATTGTATTCAAATAGGTCAGACATTTTCATTATCTTCTCCTATTTAGAGCGGCTACTCTACGACTAATTGGATTTCTTCTTTTGGTTCTAGCGGCCTTTCGTGCCATCCTTCTTCCCATTTTTGCTCTGGTACGTTTTAGTACCATACGTTTTTTCATGTTGATTGCTTTAGAACACTGGCTAGCATTAGAAACTAATCTGCCTTTACGTGGACCACTAGTACATCTGACCTTACGGACAATCTTCTTGCCCCGTTTGGCCCATACCATTTTGGCCTCCATTACTTCTTCTACTTCAACTATTCTCATTTTAAAATAACTTAAATATCAATGCTATAATTAAACTGGACATTGTAGCAAATACACCTGCCATAATACCCACTAACCAATTTTCTATTTTAGAAAAATGATCTTTAACTTCTATTTTGAATTCTTTGATTTCTGATGTTACTTGTTCGATTCTCAGCATGTCTGCGATGACTTGCGTTTTTAATTCTGTATCGCCAGCATAAGATTGCTCTGCTGGTTTTTTATCTAAATCTTTGTCTGCCATTATAATACGTCCTGTTTAGAAAATTCAGTATTTACTGAACTTTTAGTATCTATAGTACCGCCATTTAAAACAATACCATTTAATTCATTTTTCAGTGTGTCTAATGTATGTGCGCCTTGTCTTTCAAACGCAAACTTAAATACCCAACCTGCTCCTGTTAATGTAGGAGCACCATAGTCATCTAATCCTGCTGATATACCATCTACTGTGATGGGTGTATTCATAAGCATTGGTTGTGCCCTCAAACTTATTACCTGTACTAAACTTTCAAAATCTTTTTGTGTGTTATCTGTAAAACTATCTGTGGCAGTTATGTCTAACGATGTAAAAAGTGTAAAAAACTCAACGTCTCCAGTGAGCGTTTCGCTTGATGTTACTAATCCACCTGCTTTTGTTTGTGCCATAATATCTCCGTGTGTCTCTCTATAAGCATATTTATCATTTTGTGGTAATATTATGATTTATTTTAAAACGGTCAAAAAAAAGCACTCCTAAGAGTGCTTTTTAATGTTTTAATAAAAACTAAAAGAAATTAGTCTTTAAAGATTGATTCAACAGTTGTAACTGCTCCAGTAACGCCGTGTGCGTTTGTACCTTCTGCTACATAGTCTGCGCCTGCGCCTTGTAATGCTACAAATACTACGTCTGTTGTTCCGCCAACAAATGCTGATCCGTCTGCTGTTCCTACGCCTGCTACTGCAAAACCGTCTAATTGCATATCTTCTAATACAGTTTTTAATTCTGCTTCTGTGATATTTGTTTTAGCAATCTTAACGATGTCTGTTTTTGAACCTAATCCGTTGCCAATGCCTTGTCCTGCTTGGCTACTTTCTAATGCTACTAATGCCATGATATGACTCCTACTATTCTGTGTTATAGAAAGTCCATTTTTTTGACTCTATTCTATAACTTGGTTACTTTTATTTATCAAAAACCCACAAAAAAAGGGCAAATGGTATGCCCTTTTTATTGTAAATTGTCTACAAATCTTACAGAACGAAAGTTTTTGCTGTAACAGTTGCTGAAGCAAGGTTGATTGAATCAACTGTGCCTAAAGCAATAATAACGTCTTCTAAGTGAGCCGCTATTGATTCACTGTTAGAACCGTCATAAGTGTCTGCACCATATTCACCTTCAATCATCAAACTTATGTTTGCGTTTGTGCTATGAAGTGGTCCATGACCTAAAATGTTAAATTGTGCCTGAATTGCTTCAAATACTGCCTCGACTGCTCCATCTGGTCCTAAAGAACCATTAACTGCCGCGCCGAAGTCAACATCTACTAATGCTACTTCTTTACCAATGAAGAACTTTTCTTCATCTACTCTGTTTGGATTTGATTGACTTAGTCCTACTAATGCCATTTTATTCTCCTAATTTATTGCCTGTATCTCTACAGTCGTTACGTTTATTTATCTAAATTGTTGGGATATTTTTATTAGATTCTGGTGTTTAAGAAGTCTTTAACGTTATCAACTGCGTCTTTGTAATAAGAACTTACAGCATAAGCAGGATCGGTTAGCACTCTATCGACTGCTTTACCAATTGCTCCTCGTTCTTTGCCTCGAGAATCATTTTTACCGTACCATTTTGGATCTTTTAATATTCTACCGTCTGAACCTCTTCGAAGATTTCTGCGATCTGCACTTGCTTTATTAACCTTTCTGTCAAATTTTCGTTTTTCGTCTCTGTCTCGTTCTGCTCGACTACGTTTATCAAGTTCTTTTTCACTTTTCTTTCTTTCTCTTTCTGCTCTTTTTCTTTCAGCCTCTTGTTCTTTCTTTCTTTTAGAGTCATCAATACTGGCTTGCTTTTGTAATTGTGCTTTGTAATCTTCTAAATCTCTTTTAGATTTGTCCTTAATCTTTTTACCTTGTAAATCTTCTGGATCGATGCCTGCGTATTGACTCCTACCTATGTCCCTAGCGGCATCTCTTGTATCAACGCCTGCTCTTTTCATTTGTTGAACACGTTTTATCTTGTCAAACTGAGTTCCGCCTTCGTCTCCTGTGGCGTACTTACTTGCTTCTGTGACTTCGTTGATCTTCATAATACTATTTATAACTTTTTCTTACTTGCCCAGTAGGCACCAATGCCTGCCAATCCAGCAGAAGCCTTAGGTCCTAATCTACCTCTTGTGATTTTTGGTCCTAACTCATGTGCCGCATAGGCTGTAGCACCTGCTACTGCTAAACGTTTTAGTGTGCTTTGGTTAGTTGCTTTATCAAGTTCTTTGTTACTAGCACCTGGTAGCATGTATCTTCTTTCTCTGGCAAGATCATTTAGTGGCTTATACAATTCACTTCTAACTGCTTTTGCTCTTAGAGTGTGTAGTAAACGTGTTACTGCTAACTGTTTTTGCCTGTACTTTAATCTTTTCCAGTCACTTATTAATCTTCTAACTGCTAATAGAGATGTATTAGTAATGCCTAATTGATATTGTAAACGTAATAGATACGTTACGTTTGGTTTATTGCCTTTACCAATGTTTTGTAAGTATGACCATAATCTTCTTTCGTCAAATTTAACTGTTTTCTTTTTTGCTCCCTTAGGAAGTTTGTCATATCTTTTGTTTACAAAGTATGCCATTTGGTATAAGTCAGTTGATGTGACTCTGTTAGCAATAAATTTACCATATGTAGTGCTTTTTATTGCGTACCTTTTACCAAATTTTACAGTACTAGCATCTTGTACAAACATTGTGTTGATTAATACAAACACAAAAAGTAATTCTGTGATATCATCTTGATTATATGGAGCAAAACCGTTTGTTGCTCTGTATAACCTACTTTCGTTGAGTTCGTCAATTAGTTGTAGTTCCATTATGCTCCTGGTCTCCCTGTGCCAAAGTTTTTAACACTGAAGTCTAGTCTATCAACTAACTTAATTGCGTTGCCTATATGATCTACAGCAACAAAACCTTCTTCACCTGTAACATCATAGTCACCTTCTGCGTTTTGTACAAACGTATCAATTTGTCTTATGTTTGCTAACTTCTTAACTATTAATTCTTTTGCTCTAATCAAATCTAAGTAAACAATATACGCACTTACTATTTCGTTAGTGTTCTCTTCTAAAAACTTAATACCATCAAGCATCATTTTTGTTTTAGCAACTTTGGTCTTATCTGTTTTTACAGCCTCAATTGCTTTTTTCATTGCTGATTTGTAATCATTTATAAATGCTGTAGCAAATGCTTTGGGATCTTTTTCAAATTCGCCTTGGTCTCTGATAATTTTATTTACACTTGCTTTGATTCTATCTCTTAAGTTTTGTCCAAACTCATTATTTTTTAAAAATTCTAAGTTGCCCATCTTAGATAAATTTTTATTAGCATCTTCGATTGCTGTTTTAAGTGCTTCTGATTCATCTGCTGTCATTGTAACTTGACCTGAGTAGTCTTTTATAATAGCATCTCTGTACCAGACGCCAGCATTACTGCCATCACCTAGGGCACTAGCATCATAACCAAATTTGGCATCCATATCTGCTAATGTTGGGCCTCCAACATACTCAGTATGAAAAACAATTCCCATATTTGACGATAAAATTTCTTTTGCTAAGTCGCTATTTTTTGGTACAGCATATATTATAGTGTTTGGCTTAAACACAATGTATTCTTCACCTTTAATATTTGCTGTTTCTATGTCCTCTTTGGAAAATAACATGTCTCCTTGTACTACACCAGTGAAATTGAGTTTTTGTAAATTTGTAAATGCTGTTGCTAATTTTTTTCTTAGTCCTTCAGCACTTTTAGTTTCACCTTTTACTACTTTGTCTGGATGATTGCTTTTAATATCTGCTAAACTTTTATTAAGTTTTGGATTTCTGTTGAAAACTCCCTTTGTACCTACAAAGAATTTGCCATCTGCTGGATCAATGCCGGCAAATATAGCAGGAGCACCGTCCCATTTTGTTGTTAGGTTAAATTTGCTTTTAGCATTGCCTTTAAGCATTTCATAAAAACCTAATAAATGATTAATTGCGGCTTTACCGCCTGGAAGTCCGTCATTAAAAATTAAATCTTCTAGGTGTTCCAAATGTGTGTTCTTGCTTTCATCTAATCTATGATGAATTACACATTCTTTAATGTATTGTCTTGTTAGATCTACTGCTCTCATTTTTTAAACACTAAATTTCTTGGTATGGATACCATTGGGTGTCCCATTTTATCTTTTGGAGCATTAGGATTAAATGGATCAATCATTTTTAATACAAAATTCTTTTTGTTAGTCGGATCAATACCCCTTAATTCTCCTTCACCAGTTTTATTATCGCCATATTTGTATGTAACAAAATCGCCCGACTTTAATTTTTTCTGCCTTCTTAATTCACGTTGATATTCTGCCGACTTACTTGATGTTTTTTTCTTTGGCGTTGTAGGTTGTTCGTCGCCATAATTATGAAAGTCTGTGGTTCGATAGTCTGGTCCCTTCTTAGGCTCAGTTGGTTTTTCTCCTGGTTTTGATTTTTTATTAAAATAATCTAAAACCTTATAACCAAGATTGTCTAAACCTGCTAGTCCTCTAGTAACTGCTGTGGCAGTTTTACCTGTAACAGCACCTGGCTTTTGTAGTTCACGGTAACCAGCACGTTCAGGATTGTTAGGATCAAAGAAATCACTTACTTTGCCTTTTAGTTTATCCATTCTGCCTGGAGGTTGATTAGCAACATTCATTGACTTTACAATGGCTGAAGATAATGCTTTGTCGTCAACTCTTTGAAGTATACCGCTATTCATTTTATAATAAAAATGCGATGCGTTCTTTTGGTCTTCCCAAGTTGAGTAATCGCCTATTACAAGTAATCTTCCTTTAATAGGCTGTCCTTCAAATTCTAAATCTTCCGCATCTGTGCCAGCAACTTTTACTAGTGACATAGGCAGTTTGCCTTGGCCTTTAAATTCGCCTGTTCCTTTTAGTTGATCTGGCGATATAAATCGTGGTGCCTTACCTTGGACTTCAAATATCTTCATTTTTTGACTCTTTTACTATTTGAACGCCTTTAGCAAAACGTTCTGGCTTTCTACCTTTAATAGAATTCACTAATCTACGTTGTAGATCTAAGGCCTGAGCATCGTCAAAATTTTCTTCGATAAGTTGTATTAAGTTTATAGCACTTTTTATGATGTGATTTCCTCGAGTTGCTACCACATCGAGTTTGTTTCTTTCAGAAACAACTGAATTCAGTTCTTCTAGTATCGATTTTTTTGATATTGACATAATCTCATTCCTGCTTTAAGCATATTTATCAAATAATCACTTTTTCTTGAGTAAGTCTCTGAGGGCCAGACCTTGTAATTTTGTGTTATCGATACTTTGTGTGTCTTCGTCTGCTTCTTCTGTTCTAATTGCCGCGGATCTTTGTAGACCAGCAACTAGTGTTTGTGTTTGCATTGTGTCATATGATTCTTCATCGTCATCTAAATCCTCAATACGCAATGTCTCTGGATTAAATTTTAAGTCTACTTTGCTACCAACACCACTACTTGAACGTGTTTTCATAAACTGTATTTGATATCTACCACGTTCTCTCATGGCATTGCTTGTAAATATACCAACGACATTATCTGCTGTTTGTATTTTACTAATACCGCCAGCAATATGGCTATGGTCAAACTCAATTTCTTCTACAGCACCCCTATTCAACTGCGATGCTGTTACTAATAATATGTTTAATTCTACTGCTAAGTTACGCAATTCCTCAGACACATACTTGTCTTTAATAAACAAGTCACTCGGTGATACTTTTCCGCTTATTGGCATCATCAAATCTAAATAATCTACCAATAATGCGTCAACTTTGATGCCTGTTTGTATTTCATATTCTCTAATAAATGACCTAATATCGTTGGCATTTATACCATTACTCATCTGTTTTATGCGGAATTTACCTGCGCCTTTGCCTTTCATACGCACTTTTAAGTCCACATCATCCATGTTTTTCATAACATCTCTGGTGGCATATTCACTAACCATAGCATCAATACGCATACTTGACAGTTGTTCACTCAACTCTAAACTCAAATATACAGTATTCAGTCCTGCTTGACTCCAATTAACGCCTAAGTTTTGTAAAAACAAACTTTTACCAGCACCAGAGCCTCCAGCAAATACTGTAAGTTCGCCTCTGTTAAGTCCGCCATATAGTTTTTGGTCAAAGTTTTTCCAGCCTGTGCTTATTGCTCCTGCTTGATCTTTAATCCATTGTAATCTTTCTTTAGGATTTTCATAATAGTCCAAACCAAAGTCGCTTACTAACCCAACACCACTTGCTTCTTTAATAAGTGCTTCTACACTACCATAGTCATGTTGCTCTAATAAGTCTGTGCTGTCCAGTATTGCTTTTTCTAATGCTTTGTGTCTACAGAATGTTTCAAACTCGTCCATAAACCAACTCATGTGGCTTTCATGAACGTCTTCTACTGGCGTCAACTTAATACCATTAACTGCTTCGAGTTGCTCTAGTGTAGGAATACTGTTGTATTTGTTAGCATGATCTTTTAAAAACTCAACTGCGTCTCTGTATTTTCTGTTAAACATATAAGGTTCAACAATATTGTTTACTCGCACGAATACATCAGCATCTGTTACTAAGAATCTTAGAAACAGTTCTTGTATATCTTCGCCGTAGTCTTTAATTTCACTCATAGCATCTTGCTCTGTACTTTAATTTTAATTTCATTTGATACTGTATGTTTAATTATACTTGAAAGTGTCAAAAGTCTGCCATACTTGGTAACCGCATCACCTACATCCTTACAATCTGTGTGCCAAGGTGGGAAACTTACCTCCCACCCTAAGTCAGCGGCCTGCCTTATCAAATCTTTGCCTGGTGCGTCTCTATCAGGACATAATATTACACGTTTATTTAACGAATTTATTTGCTGTATTTGTCTTTCGTTCATAGTGTTACCCAGCACACTAATACCATCTATCAGTATAGCATCAATTACACCTTCTGTTACAACAACAATTTTTCTATCTGAGTAAATGTATTTGTCAATATTAAATACATAACCACTTTGACTGTTGTTAATATATTTAGGCGTTTCTTTTGTTGGCGGATTTATGTGTCTGCCTACATAACCTACCATTTCTTGATTATAATAGAACGGTATAATTAACCTATTCTTCATCATTAAGTCATCGCAAACAAAAAAATCATATTGTGTTTTTAATAAGCCTCTACTGTAAGCATACTCTAGTATATCATTGTGTGTTTTATTGTGCGGAAGTTTTGGAACATCATTTAAACTAATTGCGTTAGGCAAAGTTACTGGTTTAAATTTTTCATAACTTATTACAATATCGTCGAGTTCGTTATCAAACTCTTCAATTTTCATAAGTTCTAGTACTAGTTTCTTTACACTTTCATTAGTTGCGCCTAACTTCACAACCAAGTCCTTGTACTTTTTACCTATTTTTTTACTTGGACTCCAGCCTGTGGAGAAGCCACAGTTAAAACAGTTATAAGCAATCTTTGGTCCAGTCGCAATTACACCTGCTCTACCTCTTTTGTCATTACACATAGGACAATCGAAAGTCACCCAACCAGCAGGTGTCTTTTTATGTTTGTGAGGCATATGAGATGTAAGTAACTCGTGTACCTGTTGTATTGCTTCAGAGTGCTCCATTGCTGTTATTATACGTTATTAGACGTACATTGTCAAGTCAAAATTTAAATGTTTTATATCTTCTTGATATTTGTTAAGTATTTTTTCTACTATTTGGGGGTTATTGAATACATCGGCATCATTGCGATTATCATCTGCCATATGATACATATTATTATACTGTGGTAAGTCTATATTTAGAGTCTCTTTAAAAAAAGTGTTTACATTTTCAATATGTATATGCTCTACTAAATTATTTAAATCTCCGTATCTTGTATACCAACTTGGTTCTAAATCAAACCATTCGCTATCTACATAATTTTCAAAGGTGAATGTATCTATATCTATTTTACTTGTTTCGGCAAGCCATCTATGAAGACTTCTTTCTCGGGTAAATGGGTTTCTTACAAACATAAAAATTTTTACGTCTGCTGTATTATCGTATTTAAACTCGTGATTTGGTCCTTTTGTATTCAGCATACCGCGGTCATAAAGTTCGGATGCTATCCATCTGGTACCGCATCTAGGTGGGAATACAAACGCATGTTTGCCATCATTTAAAATGTGCATACATGTATTTAATTTCTTAAAAGAATTTTATCGAATGTTCCTGAATTTGTTGAACTTGGTGAATACTTGAACCTTAAGTAATTAAAATTACCTGTAAAGTTGTAGTAAGTTGGTCCTGATACATTTGCTAATGGTATTCTGTCTAGGTTATTTACTATTGCTATGCTGGCCCAATTAGAATCATCACTAGAAGGTGCCTCTAAACCTAAACTACCTTCTACAAAAACATTTCCTGTAAATCCAGTAGTGTATATTCCAATAGTGTGATTAGCATTATTAAAATTATATGTCTTGTTTCCTACAAATGAACCACTTGTAAAAACATTTGACACATCACCTAAATTAGTATTTTTAGTTTGGTTCCAAACATTAGCAACCTGTGTTGGTACTGGTGAAGGATTAGCATCTTCTTTTATCATTAAGGTACATAATACGCCACCGTTGTAATCGGAAAATACAGGTGTTGACGTTCCGTCCTCTTCTAGGAATTTGAAAGATATTTTATATTGGCCCGGACTTAAATTATTTAAGTCTGCTTCTGAAAGTAAAAGTTCTGCTTGACCTTTTTCTAACATAGGTTTGGCATATCTAGTTAATACTCTTTCGTTATTAGCATACTTAATTATGTCTGCTCTGATTTCAGTATTGTAAACATTTTGTAGTTTTCTGTCTTGGTTTCGTAGGTTAATATAAAATTTATTATCCATTCCTTTATGTGCTACAAATTCTTTTTTGTTCATAGTTTTATTGTCCAGAAAAAGGTTTTCTTGCTTTTTTACAAGGTCTATTTCGTTTATTCTGTAAGAATATAGTGTTATACTGCTCATACATGCTCATTCCTTCCTTAATATTTATCATTTTCTTTATAAATAAATTCTATGCAGGACCAAAAAGAGATAGAAGAAAATTTTCCATTCTTCACTATGATAACATCTGGTGGAAAGGATTATTTTGGCATAGTACAGAATCAAGACAATACTGTAACTTCTTTTTACGACTATAATAAATTAGGCTCACCAGAAGAGAAAAAAGAATTCATTTCATTGGCGGAAACATGGTGGTGGGAATCAAACAGGCAAATCCCAATTGATATATTTTTATTTCAAGAAATGCAATTATTCAGAAGATGCTTACGCACTTTTAATAATAAAGATGTTGAGATACAATTTGGACCAGTAACTAGTATACAAAAAATAGTTAAGAAAAGAATTAAAAGACGAACTATTCAGTTAGTTAAGAAAGATCAGTAACAATTTTATTTAATTGTACAATTATGGCCATTGCGTAACTATACGCATGTGACTTTTTAAAGAAGTAAGAATCGTTTTCAGGCTTTACCCAAACCTGCGACTCTATCTCTTCCCAACTTTTACCTACCAAGTGTCTTTTACCAGGTCGAATCATTGCTAATATCATAGCAAGTTGTTCTATATTTGTAGGCATGTGTTGTGAGACTATGTCAAAGTGATTACTAATATGAAACAGTTGTTCCACAATTTCCTTATGACCAAACAAGTTCCACATTGGTTCCATGTTACAAAGATCATCAAGTTCACCTTCTGTTCTAATACCTTTGTAAACACTATTATTTAGAACATCTAATTTAAAGTATCCAATGTCTTCTGCTTCTTTGTGATCTATATTGCTCAAGCCAGTAATAGGATCATGGGGTATAGGCTGTATATAAACGCCTGTGTTGTGTTTTTCCATACCACCTGGACGTTTGATACTGCCACCAATATGCTTTAACACAGACAAAAGATTATCTCTGTTTTCCATATCGATATCTACATCAAAATCAATCTTCACTAAACAATAAACTCCACTTCATTAATTTATCTTTTTTAACTTTCTTACGTTCTTCAATTTGTTCATCGTTGACAAGACCACTATGTTTCATAATATCAATCATACACATAACATCGCCAATTTCATCTTGTAAGTTTTTAATGTCTTGTTCGCTTTGGTCGTCTTCAAAACGTATTAACTTACTACATGCCTGACTTAGTTCAGCACATTCTTCCATTGTTATTACTAGCATCTCTTGTCTTTTATTCATAATTCTTTACCTTTGTATTCTTCAGCAAGTGGAAATATTTTTGCTATTACATCTGCTACAGCATGAGCAATTTCAATATGCTCTAATTGTGTACCGTTGGCACCACGTAATTCAATGTAGTGAATCCAACTACGCAACGTACCGTTAACGTAGAGCCTGCTTAACGTGTTTCCTTCCGGTAGTACTGCTCTGGCCTGCTCTTTGGCAATACCGTTGCTTACAGCAAAGTTATATGCGTCTAAGGACGCCTTTATAACTTGTTTCTGCTTCTCTTCCCATTGTGCTTGTAATTCTTTATCATCTGTTACAATACTATTTTGTCTGTTTTTAGGATCCTGTAATCTTGCTTCTCTAAGTTCAAAATCCAAATCCACTGTTGGATCAGCATAACGTTGACTAAACTCTTGGAAACTAAAACTTCTATGTCTTAGAATTTGTCTAGCAATATCTCTTGTTGTTTCTACTTCTAAACAAACACTAATCATTTCTAATGGTGACCAATGTTTGTGTTTCATCAAATACTTCACAAGTTTTTCACTTGTTTCTGTATTCATTTGATTAGTCGGATTACTAACTCTGGCACAATAGGCAACTAGGTCCAAAGCAGATGCTTTATGTAGACTGTCGTCATATGGTGCTTGACTGTGACTAATTAATTTTATTTTCATAAGTTGGATGCCTCCACGATATCCTGTACTAAGTTTACTTCTTCTGGGTTTTTCAAAAATATGCGTCTCCAAAACATTGGTTCCGCTATATCTTTAATTAGGTTAATTTGTTCTTCATTTAAGTTGGCCCATAAATCTTGTCCGCTTTCGCTTAAAAATACAAGCCATGGTGATATTTTTCCACCTCTTATATGATGTATTGCTAGTTGCGGAGACACTTCTCTAAAATAATTATTCCAAGTTTTATCTTTTTCTTGTGCCCAACTTTCCATACATTTTATACTTCTTTCAATTCCTCGTTGTGCTGGTTCTTTTTTAATTAATGCTTTCATATAAGTATCATACACAGAGTCTTTGGTCCAATCAGAAAGTTTAATACTTTCTCTAATCAAATGTTCTGCGTAATTTTCTGGTTCTAGTAATTCTTCATTTACCATCTTCCTTCCAAACTTAACAAATCCAGCATAGTATTTGCTTGCCGCAAAATCCTCATATGTTTTTGTTTTAGCATTTTGCATATTCATTTCATAAAACTTTTGATATGTCCTAAATGCTAACCTTACATGTGTGAGATCTTTATCAACAAATCTTCTTTTCTGAGAACACATGTGGACATTGATTGTTCTTTCAGATGTAAATTCTCTACCACAATACTTACATGCGAAACTCATTTAAAAGCCTCATCTAATGTTTTGTCATCGACCCCGCTTTCCATTGCTAGTATTTTAATTTCTTCTTTAGAGTTCATATTTAAAAACAATTCAATTTCGTCATTTTTTAATAGCGGAAATAATTCTCTAACTATTTCTTCGACTTTATCTTTTTTACGTTTTGCTTTGGGTACTTTGACAAAAGGGTGAAACTGTGGTTTTCCTGTGCCTGCTAAACACATTAATTTCCATTGTAATTCTGGGTGCTTACTAACATCACTCCAATTAGTATTCATAAACTCATTTATCATTACAAGATAGTGACCCGCAAACTTACCCTGTACACTACTAGCATATCTTTGAGTCATCCACAAATTTAAACTTTTGCGTTGCTCATCAGTAAGACGCTCATAGTAGCCATAGTCTTTTCTATCTACAGCCGCCATAATGTCTTTAATTTGTAGTAGTGGCTTTTTAGCCATTGCGTCTATCCTGTGCTTGTTTTTTTCTAAGTTCTTCCAGTTTCTTATTGACTGGTTTTTGCTGTTGCTGTTTTGCCATTACTCACCTTCATACTCGATAAGGGTTTTCACTTTATACCCTTCAGCAACTATTTTAGCAGATCCGCCTAAGTCTGTCAAGTCAATAATGGCCGCTACCAAAATGTTTTCTTTAGGCACATTCCAGTTTTCGTGTACTAAATCAGCACAGGCTAATGCTGTACCTCCGGTAGCAATTAAATCATCAACTATAACAACTTTATCATCCGGTGCTATTTCTTCATTCTTTTGTAGTTCTAATGTTGCTGTACCGTATTCTAATTCGTAATCTTTTTTATACGTTGGGTTTGGTAACTTGCCTGGCTTACGAGCCATTATAAAACCTACATCCATATCTCTTGCCAATGGTGCTCCAAAAACAAAACCTCTGCTTTCTATACCAATAATTTTTGTACCTTGAAATGCTATATTAGTTAAGTCTACTAATGCTTTATTAAATGCTAGTGGATTTGCTAGTAGGCTAGTTATATCTCTAAACTGTATTCCTTCTATTGGAAAGTCAGGTACTGTTCTAATAGCCTTTTTTAAATCTTGATAAAATTCTTTCATTAGAATAAATCAATTTGTTCCCATGGCATTGCGTTATTACCAAAATGCCCATAGTTTGTTGTGTCAGACAATTTGATATTAAATAAATCAAATTTTGTAATTATTCCTAATGGCGTTAAATCAACTTTTTCTTTTAGTTCATTTGCTAAGTCTTCTCTAACTGTACCGTCAGCATATACATATACACTTGTTGGTTCTTTAACACCAATAGCATAACTTAATTGTACTGTACAGTTTTCTGCTCTACCACTTGCTACAATGTTCTTTGCCAAATATCTAGCCATATATGCCGCTGATCTGTCGACCTTAGTGCAGTCCTTACCTGAAAAAGCACCACCGCCATGTGGAGCATACCCACCATAAGTATCAACAATAATTTTTCGTCCAGTAAGTCCAGTATCTCCATCAGGTCCTCCAATTACAAATCTTCCAGTAGGGTTAATTAAAAATTCTGTATTTCTTAAATCGTACTCTGTAATTTCTTTTCTAATTACATCATCGACGTATGCTCTAACATCGTCAATTTCAACGGCATCTTCGTGTTGTGTACTACAAACAATTTTTTCAATACCAATTGGTTTGTTTACACTATCGTAACTCATAGTTACTTGAGCCTTACTGTCAGGTCCTATCCAACTTGCTTGTTGTCTTTCTTTTCTCAATGCTTTGAGTATTCTGTGACTAAAATGGATAGCACTTGGCATATAGTCCTCAGTTTCATTACAAGCATAGCCAAACATAAGTCCTTGGTCACCAGCACCAAAGTCATCAGTACCTAATGCTATATCAGGACTTTGACCATGGAGTTCATTGTAAATTTTTAAATTTTCCCAATGAAATCCTTGTTGCTCATAGCCAATTTCTCTAACAGTACCTCGAACAATTTCTTCAATGTGTTCTTTGTTGATAGGTACAGAACTTTTATATTCACCTGCTAGTGTAACCATGTTAGTTGTTACTAATGTTTCAACTGCCGCTCTGTGGTTACTATTGCCTGCTAATATGTAGTCCGCAACTCTATCTGATATTTGATCTGCTATTTTGTCTGGGTGTCCTTCTGACACACTTTCGCTTGTAAATTCATAACTCATATATTATCCCCAAAAATGATATTTTTTAGGTATCCTTTTTTTAATTGGATACCAGATCGCTTCTTCGATATCTGCTAAATAGATCGGCCTTGGTGTTAACCAACCAATTAAGATACCTAATAGTATTAGTTCCATTATTCCTCCTTAACAAAGATACCATCGACCATTTTACCTTTTCTGTCTTTGATATCGTTATATGCTACATTTAAACATTCTTCTAATGTTAATTTGTTTCTAGCAAGTATGTTAATCATTACAACTAACATATCACCGATGTCATCTCTGATGTCATTGCCCTTACATACATTGTCACTGAGTTCGCCAAGTTCTTGTAATAATTTAAGAACTTGATCTTTGTCGGTGGCTCCGTCAATAAGGTTTCTATCATAGTGCCATTGTTCGACTTTTTTGACTAATTCGTCCATTACAGTTTTCCTTCTTCTCTCATTTGTTCACGTATTTTTGTAGCACTGATATCGTGTATAGCATCGTCAAAAACTTCTTGCTCAATTTTATATCCAACATCT